TTGCTAAGCTATTGGATATGCATGAATTTGAAGAGGTGAGCACTGAATATGAAAACGATAAAAATGGTAATCCAATTATCAAAAGACAAAAGCGTGTTAAAAAGAAAATAATGCCCAACCCAACAGCTGTTATTTTCACTCTAACCAATTTGGATTCTGACAACTGGAAAAACCGTCAACAAACTGATCTTACAAATAAGGGAGAAAAGTTTGAGGGTGGTAGTCCATTTATGCAAATCATCATGAATGCTTCTAAGAAAAAGGAGGAGTAATGACTGAAGACATTCTGCAGCAAATTGAAGAACGATTTAAATTTTATAGAGAAGATCCTGAAGGATGGTGCTATTTTGCTGAAGAAGTGCTCGGTAGTATATTAGATGACGAACAAAAGAAAATTTTAAATTCGGTAAAAGTCAATAAAATGACTTCTGTTGCAAGCGGTACAGCTCGTGGCAAAGATTATATTTCCGCAGTAGCCTGCATGTGCTTCATGTACCTTACTCCAGTATGGAATGATCACGGTGATTTAGTTGAAAATACTAAAATTGCTATGACTGCACCAACAGGTAGACAGGTTCAAAATATTATGGTTCCTGAAATTCGCAGGCTTTACAGGAAGGCTGCGTTACGCGGTTTTCCATTACCTGGAAGATTAACCGGTAATGATATCCGTACAGATTATGAAGAATGGTTTTTAACAGGATTTAAGGCGGATGATCATAATCATGAAGCTTGGACAGGTTTTCACGCTGCTAATACTATGTTTGTTGTTACTGAAGCCTCAGGTATTCCTGAAGGAACATTTGCCGCTATTGAGGGTAACTTGCAAGGTAATTCAAGAATACTCATTGTGTTCAATCCAAATACAAATACTGGGTATGCTGCACAAAGTCAGAAATCACCACGATGGTCTAAATTTCGACTTAACAGTTTAAATGCTCCCAACGTAGTACTAAAAAAAGATCTTATTCCAGGGCAAGTTGATTACGCATGGGTGCTTGATAAAGTTCATGCTTGGTGTACACCAATTCCAAGAGAAGATTTTAAGATTACTGAAGATGACTTTGAATGGGAGGGGCAATGCTTTAGGCCTAATGATCTTTTCAGAATGAAAGTGCTGGGTAAATTCCCTAAAGTAACTTCTGATACATTAATTCCTCTTTCTTGGATAGAACTCGCAAATGAACGGTGGATTGAATTTCATAAGACACCATCACCGCAACGTGTATACAGCTCAGATGCTCGTATTGGTGTCGATGTTGCTGGTATGGGCCGCGATGATTCCGTTATTTGCGATCGTAGAGAAAATATTGTCAAAGAGTTTAAAAACTTTAATAGTGCTGGTGTGGCTGATCATATGAAAGTAACTGGTATTACCGTTAACTACTTGAAAGAAGCAATTTATTCCGTTGCTATGATCGATACAATTGGAGAAGGTGCAGGCGTGTATAGTAGGCTTGTTGAGTTAGGGTATGCAGGGCCAGAAGCGATTAAAAAATACGGTTATGATAAAGCGGTTAGTGCCAAAAATAGTAATGGCGCAACTGATGAAAACGATAAACCACTTAAAGATGTTACTGGTGAATATACTTTTGCTAATATGCGCGCCTATCTTCATTGGGCTGTTCGTGATTGGCTTAATCCGGATAATCATTTTAATGCTATGGTTCCCCCTGATGATGAATTTGCACAGGAAGCTACTGAAATTAAATATTCCTTCAGGTCAAATGGTGATATTGTTATTGAACCAAAGGATGGTAAAGATGGCATTGTTGCAAGGCTTAAAAGATCACCTGATAAATGGGATGCATTGACCTATACATTCTGGCCTGTAAAAGTCAAGAAAAATCATGTGGAAAACGCAGCGCCACCTTCAAAATCAAGTTTAGGATTTTATTAAAATATGGAAGAAAAAGATTTTAACACATTACTCCAAGGGAATGATGTCGATAGCTTAAAAGGTCTAATGACCTGCAACAGTAAACGTATTAAGGATGCGTTGACATTTTACAATGCTAAGGAGCATAAAATTAGCAAACAGCCAAAAACGAAGATGGTGGGTGAAGATGAAATTCCTAATTGGCCAATGGCTTTACCTATTCAAAAAAAGATTGTTGAAAGCACTGTTGCATTTTTGGTGGGAAAACCTGTTAGGCTTATTCAGGAATCTGAAAATACTGATTACGCTTATGAAACTCTTTTAAACGTTTGGAAAGAGATGAGGATGAACAGTAAGTTGCTTGACCTTCTCACAAAGTATTATTCAGAGACTGAATCAGTGATATTTTTCAGACCATACCGCGATGAGAATGCAGATGTCAATGATCTCTCAATTAAAAATACTATTAGGTGTCGTGTTATATCGAAGTCAGAGGGTGAAAGTATCTATTATCGCTTTGATGAATTTGGGACACTAATAGCCTGGGCTCGGGAGTACAAAGTTAAAACTGGCAATGGTAAAGATGTTCAGCATTTTGATGTTGAAACTAAGGATAAATTGTATAAATTCTTTAAGAATGATGGCGGTTGGGAAAGTGTTGTTGATGTTAATGTTGCTGGGAAAATTAGCATGGTCTTATTTACACAAGATAAATGGGATTCCTATGATGTAGATCAACTTATCGAACGTAGAGAAGTATTAACCAGTGGTAAGGCTAAGAATAATGATGCAATGGGTAACCCAATATTAAAGCTTACCGGTGAAGTTCAAAATCTTCCTGAGGTTTCAAAGGCTGTAAAAGTAGTTCAAATGAGTCCAGGCGGTGATGCGGAATATCTTTACCCTCAAATGTCTGTTGATCTTATCAAAGAAGAGCGCGAAGATTTAAAAGAGCTTATCAACTATTTTACGGATACTCCTGACTTTAGTATGGATAGCATGAAAGCGATTGGTACAACCTCAGGTAAAGCAATAGAATTGATGTTCTTTCCTGCAATCTTAAAATCTATTCGTAATAGAATTACCATTGAAGAACTTTTCGATCGTATGATATCGGTTATTAAAAATATGCTGATCAAGATCAATCCAAGCGATGGTAAACTTAAAAGCGAAATGGATAAACTTCGTATTAAATTTGAATTCACTAGTCCTCTACCAGAAAATGAAGCTGATCTTATTGACATGCTAAGTACCGCAACTGGTGGTAAAGCGACATTAAGTCAAGAGGAAGCTGCTAGTTTAAATCCACTAACAAAAGATGGTAAAGACAATTGGGAAAGACTAAAAGGAGAGAACATAACTGAAGAAATTTTATAGTTAAGCTTGACGAAATAACTTTTTTGTCAAGTTTTCTTCAAAATCCTTTGTAATATAAAAATGCTTACATATATTTGTTCAATACATTTCATATTTAGGTTAATAATTGGTTAGGTTTCCTTTGATGCGGTTGTGAAATAGCATTTTAGGGTAGGGAAATAACTCAGTTGGTTAGAGTGTCTGTCTTTAATACAGTTGGTCGGAGGTTCGAGTCCTTCTTTCCTTACTAGACAGCTGGATAGACAGCAATAGTTCATTGTTTTATTTAACCATTTTAGAAATGAAAAGATTTATTGCAATTGCATTGATCGGGATGTTCTCTTTTTTAATGGTTGGCACTGTTTACGCTTCTTTTGAGGATAAAGTCCCCATTGAGCTGAAAAAGGATGTAGATAACTACTTTAATCAAGTAGCTATTCTTGACGCGGTAACACCTAGCGTTAATCCTCAGTACGGCAAAATGGTAACCGTTCTTTCAGAAGACGTTGCTTTATCAGGTTATAAATCTGATATCACAGCAAAAGCCAACTCACCACCTAGCATTAGAAAATTATAGGTGTAAATTAAGAGAACTTATAAATAAGCCTATTTGTGAATGGATAGGCTTATTTATTAAATTATAAGGGGGTTATGCAATAGGTGGAATTGTCGATAGTTGGAATGTTATTGAATGATCTGCTGTCAGGTGGGTTCGAATCCCAAGACCTCCACAATGAAAAGAGAGATCTTTGAAAATATAAAAGCAAGGTGGCGGAATATAGAGGACGCTGTAAATCGGTAGGAAGTCAGGGCAGTAAACGTACCGTAAAGACCCTTTAACAAGCAGCTGTGTAGTTGAAGGATGTAAGAATCGAATCTTACCCTTGCTTTTTAAAAATATTAGAACGGATACAATATCAGCCGGTATAAGGAGAGCCTATCAGGGTTGTGATAAATATCACGAGGTTGGAAACGAAGTTCTATAATGGATTCTTAGCTCAGTAGGTAGAGCGTCTGGTTGAAGCCCAGAAGGTCATTGGTTCGAATCCAATTCACTCCACGAGTCTCTTGGGTATTGACAATGAAATAACATTGACAGAGACTTTCAAATTAAACATTATCCTTTATATGAAATGAAAAACTGTATACCCACGAGATGGGTTGAGCTAAAGTAGAGCAATAAGGGTTGATAAATGCTTCAACATGGATTCCTCATAAGTCCTAATTACCTGCGTACAGTTTTTTTAATTATACTGATTATGAGAAAAATTATTAAGATCCTATCTGTTTTTTATATCCCAATTTTCCTTATTGGCAGTTTAATTTATGGCATTTCGATGATCATTAAAATCATTGGCTGCTTTATCATGCTTTGCCCTAATATGTGCAGATATGAGCTGAGTGTAATCAAAAGATCTTTAAAAAAATCTCATGAAAAGACTTTATGAAATAGATTTTGTTAATCTGGGTTTTGACCGTGGAATGGCATCTTTATTTTGCAGTCTTACCGGACTAGAACCTGATGAAAT